GCTTAACTTGTTCTGCTGTATATGAATCTCTATTTACCATCTTCAAAATCCTTATAACGGTAGTATCCTCTATCAAAATCTACTTGAACTAAAAAGTCTCCCATAAAACCATTTCTGTTTTTTCTAAATACGCATTCAATAATATCACTATTAGTGGCACGACCTAATGCCATTACCCAGTCAGCATCATAAGCAATTTGTCTAGACCATGCAGTTTGTCCTAAAGTTGGCGGTGTAGAAAGATCTTTAACATCATCTGGAGTCGCAGAAGAAATAGCAATAATAGGGACTTCTTCTCCAATTGACATTAACTTAAGTTCACGAGAAAGGTTTTTCATACGTACTGTTTCGTTGTCAGATTTTTGGTTTGGAGACATAAGTTGTAAATAATCTACTATAACAAAGTCTGGCCTATACTGATCAATTTTTCCACGTATAACAGAAGGAGTTACATCTCCACCATTATCATTTGATATGATATGGAATTCTGGTTTACCCGCTAATTTTTCAGCATGCCATTTTTTAAGCATGTCAATCTCTACTTCTCCATTACTAAGTTTACGATGAGACCACAGGCCTTCGCCCATAATTGCAAATACACGATTACGAACCTCTGTCTCAGACATTTCAAGACTTATGACAAGTGGACTACGGCCTTGCTTCCATGCTTGAACTGCAAAATACAAAGCAAGCCAAGATTTACCAATTCCTGGATAGGCTAAAAATACACCAAGTTGTCCTGGCATAATTCCAGAAGGTAGGTAGTTGTCAAAACCTGGCAAGCCTGTTTTAATTCCAATGTGTCCAAGATCTTGCATCTTTTTTACATTTTCAAAATATGCAACTGCTGAGTCTAAGTCAGTAACTTCAATGTCTCTAATTGCAGAAGTATTCTTTTTTAATTCTGATGTTTTTGTAATTAAATGCTCAAGGGCATTTGGACCATTTCCAACTTGAACCTCAGATGCTGCATTACGCAAAATATCTTTTAGGCTATCATTTAAATATTCTGTTTGTAATTCTTCAAGATGATGTTTTGTTGAGCCAATGTCACCTACTGGAACAAAATCTCTAAACTTTTCTACTACTAAAGATGCTGGTGGAACTGATTGATTATTTTCTGAATACAACCTAATAAAATTCCATACGTCATTATGAGTTCTTAATAGGTTATCAACATTTGCCTGTAGCAACACATGGATTTGTTTATCGCTTAATACTGCGCTAATTAATTTTGCTTCTGTATTATTCACTAATCCACTTCCTTGCTAATTTTCTGCGCTCTTCTCTTTCTTTTTTATCTTGCTCTTTTTCTAATTTTGCGTCTAATATTTTTTCTGCATTGTATGCAAAGTAACTCCAAGAAGGGGCAGCAGAGACGTTAAAATAATAATCTAATAAATCATAACACTGGGCTAAACCATACGATTCAATAAGTCCATCCGCTGCCCATTGTTCAACATTAAGGTTAAGCAGATTTTTCTTTTCATATCTTTGCAAATGAAGTTTGCCATAACGACTAAGCAAAGCCATACGTTCTTTGCGTTCAGCCATTATTCTTTGCTATCAGACTCTGCTTCTGCTTCTTTAACTTTTTCCGTTAATTTGTCTTCAACAAATTTGTAAATTCTTTCAAAAGCCTGATCTGGAGTTTCGCCATTGCGCTTTGAATCAACCACACCAAAATCAAACCTTAGTGATTGAAAATTTCCTAGATTAAGAGTATAGCCAAGTGCCACTGATATTTTTGTATTTTCGTTTTCCATTACCCCACCATTTCTGCTATTAAATATTCTCTGCCCAAACAGGAATAAATCTACCGTCTTCTGTCTTCGTATATGTAAGTATACCGTCGCCCATTCGCCTTGTCAATTCTTGGCTTGTAGGAGTCATATTATTTGTTATAAGTCCATCTTTTCTTGGTTGTCCTATATGTATAGTAGCCAGTATAGCACGGATGTCTCTTACCATGCTTTCTGAATAATAAGATCTTATTTGCCAACCTCTTTGTCCATTTAGTCTTGAACCAATCGGTGGCGGTATCATTCCAGTCTTAATTAATTTAGGCATATATTTTCTATGACGATTAATTAATTTAGCAGTCTCTGCAACTGTGTATGCACGTTCTCTATTTTTTCTAAAATCAGAACGTAGACAAGTTTCAATTCTATCTTTAGTAATATTATAAACAGAAACCATCCCAGTAGAACGAGAACTATGATGCAACCTTACCAAGTCTCCATTAAGAAACCATATTTTTTTATTACCTTTTATTACAGTTTCGTTATTGTATGCTTGGCTCTCAATATTTCCCTTGCTAGTAGCCATCTACCTTCTTCACTTCCTGTTGGTGGATGAAAGAATCTTCTTTCTCCACATACCATACAATATGTTTCCATATGTTGAACACTGCTATATTGCCTATCAACAAAAATTCTACCCTTGCATTTTTTGCAAGAAATCATCAACTTTATCCTTAGTTTGGAATTCCAACAATAACTAGATGAACTGATAAAGATAAGTCGCCAGAAGCCCCAAACCTTACAACACCCTCTACTCTTGTTTCTGTAACGCTTTTTAAAACAATATTTACGTTTTGTCCTGCTGGAGTTTGTCCAGTGTTAACTGGTGTTGCTGATACTATTGGTGGGTATTTAAAGTCTTTAAAATCATAAGTAAACGTTCTTTCGTTACCCGCTGAAACTGTTGAGTTATTTGCAACTTCAACTAACCCGCCCACTATTCTTGTGTTAGAGGTTTGTACCTCTGCCTTACCTGCACTTGCTGTATCAATAATTGTTTTACTTGTCTGCTTAGAAGCAACATTTGTGGAAAGGTCGTTTACGGCCTCAATTAACTGATATAAATATGTAACATCAAGAGGTTGCCCTCTTTCTGGTAGTGGTACTTTTGCCATTTATTCCTCCTATTTTATTATACCAAAGAAACTAAGCCAGAGTTGTATATTTGGAAATTGGCATTTAGTGTTTTTTCAGATGACTCAACTTGAATAATTACACGTACATTTGTAGTTCCAGTTTTAATAAATTGATATGAATGGATTGGTGTTGTGCCGTGGTAGGTTGCTGTAGCCCCATCAAATCCAACAAAAACATCATACTTTGGTCTATTTAATTCATCTCCCCAAACTGCACTGATAACTGATGTTGAAACCTGTACGGCTCCAGCAACAGCAGTAATTGAATCATCTAATACAAGATTTATTGGAGACCACTGAGAAGTTCTGTTTTTATCTTCAGAAACAATTCTGTATCTAAATACGTATCCAACCTTGTCATGATCTAATGGTGGCAAAGATGCTTTTTTAATTATAACTTTTTTAATTCTTGCATCAGCCATTATGAATTGTTTCCACTAGAAAGATCTACTGAAAATCTAAATTCAACATAATTACTAGTGTTAGGACTCTTGATTATGGTTGCTGCGCCTGAAGTTTGAATGACTGAATATCCTGTTAATCCATAAAGTGGATTTACTGTAGCAACATTTTCTAATTTTAAAGCGTCTAGTGCTACATAGTAGTTGCCAGACGGATTGACTCCATCAATAACGCATGCGTATATTTTAACTACAGAGACAGCATTCCAGTCAAAGCCAGATGTTCTGTATAGTTGTTGAAGTTGTTTTGTTACAACAAAGTATCTTTCTGTAGCAAAATCGTATTGTCCGCCACTACTATCATCAGCAACTTCTGCTTCAAGTCTTGCAAATTGTGTTCCGCTTGTATTTTCAAATGAAACTAAAACTCTGGCCCTTTCTGGTTGAGTGCCAGCCCCGTATGTTCCATCTCTATTTACTATTGAGAATGCTAGTCTTAATTCATCTGTCGGAGAGTTCTTTGTAAAATCAACTGTTGCTCCACTTAATCTAATATAGTTTGATCCCGCTCCGATTGCAAAAGTATCTTGTGTTGGACCACTATCAGATTCAATATCAAGATCAGCCTCATTACCTTTTATCATAATGATGTTATTTAAAAATCTTGGCCTTTCATATCTTGCAACTCTTGGTGATTTAAAAAATATTGGATTATCTGCGTTTGTTTGAAATACTGGATCTGTTACAGCAATGACATTATCATAGTTTGGGGCATCTAATGCATCAGACTCTGTATCAATTGCTACCGCAGATGCTTCTGTTACATATTGCCAATTTTCTGTTTGTGTAAAAGCAAAAACTGTCTTGCTGTCATATGCTCCTGCAGAAGGATTAGAGCCTGCAGAATATATTCCAATTTCAGTTATTTCATATCTTTCTTCTGTTGGTAGTTCTGCTGTTAAAACAATCTTATCTACACCCTCTTCGTTTACAAAACCTCTAGATGAAATTGGAACACGAAACATCTCAAAATCTAAATTTGTTTTTGTTGAATAATCTCCGATTTCATCGGCGGTATCTAGTGGAGTAGCACCACAACCAATAGCAATATACGAGGCATAGGCAGGGGCCTGTCCAAGTAAATACTTTGCAATAATAGTTTTACCAGTATTAGTTATCATGAGGTGTAGTCTCCAAGATCTGCTTCATATATTGTACCACTTACGCTGATTTGTGTTTCTACTTGTTCGTCAGGATTTACGTTAACAAATTCAATAATTAAGTCTCCTGCTGCGTTAAAGTATACGTTTTCTCCATTAGTTCCGTTACCAGTTTCTGGAATTTTGTCTTCTAATTTAATTGAAAATCCAGCAAAAAACTTATCTGCGGTTTGCTGTAGGCTAAGAATATTGTTTGGATTATACCTTTGTTGAATGGCTGAAAGGTTTTTAATTGGCTGATATGATATTTTTTGACCGTTAACAATATCAGACCTTGTTATGCTAATTAATTCTTGACCGCCAATATTTTCAAATATCTGATCAAACATTCCGTCTGTTGGAATATTTTCTTCATCAAATAATATAATGTCTAAAGTGGCTGTTTTAACTGGTGGAGCAGAAAACATTCTTGCAGAAAACATTTCTGATTCTGGTGCTGGGGGTGTTGCTGTAATGCTTGCGCTAGGAAGAGCACCGCCCGAAAGAACTCCGTCATTTCTAGGTGTTATGCCCATCTTTGCATTGTGTTCTGCTTCTTTTCTATTTAAAATTGCAAGCATTGCCATACTGTTTATGTGACCATGATTAGATCCACCAGGATTATTTATTGTTACATCTTTATATTCTTGAGCAGTTAATTGTCTGTATTCTGGAACATCGCCAAAATAACCTTGAGCGTTTACGCCACCCCTGTCTCTTACTTGTTTTTCACCAACAATTGCTATTGCTTCTGCTATCTTAGCAGGATCTCCAGGAATATCTCTAATGCTAGATGATTTAGAGTTGCGTTCAAAATTTGCTGCATCTAAGGCACCCATCTTATACCTCCGCCAAATAAAGTGTCATGTCTGGACCATTTATTTTCCTTGCATACTCAATATTGTAAACTATAAATCTAGAATCGGTTGAAGTAACCAAATCTAAATTATTAGAATCTTTATAATTAATTGTTAGAATATCTCCAAGTTGAATTGTTGGAGTTGCAAATATCTTTAAACCAACTGATTTTTTAGGAATCATAAGTTTATCTATCATCCAGCCCATTAAATTTTCTGCATCATCTTGTGTTTGTATGTATGGTGTATCTAAAGTAAATTCATTATTTCCATAAATCATTCTGCTTCTTTTAATTTCATCAAACTTTTGTTTTTCAACTTGTGGAGAAACAATTTGAGAAGATCCAGTTAGTAATGGATTAGAAAAATTGCTACGCTTTTTAAAGTATTCATCAACTGTTAACTCATGGGTTGTGTCTTGTGTAAATGTAACGCCTTGAATTCTTAGATAATTACCGCTTGTTTCATCAAGATTTAGTGCAGTATCTGTAGCATTAAATATTAAAAACTCAGCGCCATAAGAGTCTGCATAAAAACCAGATGAGACGTATCCCTTAATATTATTAAATGTTGGGGATAACTTAGCATAAAGTGCGGGGTATGCACGATCATACTTAACATCAAAGTAAGCACACTCTCTCATTATTGAGCCAAACTCGTCAAAGTATAAATTATATTTAGGTGGTTGCTGAGCACTAATGCCAGACAAATATGTTGCTTGAACAATACCGCTCATTGCGTATTTTCTTAAAGATTCACTAGCACTTATCTCGTTATCTCCAAAAGCAGAAGACAATGTTTCTCCAACTGTAAACACGGTATTTTGAGAGTAGTTTTGAGACAGAGCGTATATGTTTTCAAACATTACTCTAGATGAACCACGAACAAATGGAGCCATATTATTGTATATTGGAAGTGGGTCTGGATCATCTACGACCTTAATTAATTGATTATTAATGTATAGGTAGAATCTTCTTGTTTTTCCTATGTCTTGATATTCTACTGCTAAATCATATACCGTCGGATTTTCCTCACCAGCCATCCTGTACTGACCAGTAAATCTACCATCATCAACTGTAATTTTTGCTAAACCGCCATAAAGTTTTACAGGAATTGCGTTATTGTTAGACGCATCTTTTTTAATTTTGTAAAAAACAACATTGTTAATAGAAATATCTGATTGATTATCTTTATCTAATTGTAAGTATGATTCTATGTTATCACTTGTCAATGCAGCAATTTCAAAATAATATCCATTGTTGGTTGTTGGATTAAGCAATACTGCCAATCCTCCTGAGCCACCACCTATTGCTACTGGCTGATCTGGTTGAACTCCAGAAACCTGATAGTATGTTGTGCTTCCATTTGGAGTTTGACTACGACGCTCATTGTTCTCAATCTTGCCAATAATACGCATTCTTGTTCCAAAATGTTTATAGGAATTATCTAATTCTTTATAGACATAAGAAACTAAGTCAATTGAAGTTTCAGTTGTTTCAAAGGTTGGTCCATTCATTACTAAGGCTGATGATTGAATTGTTCCAGTTTTTGCAGATATAGTTGAATTAACTGGAGTTTCTGTAGTATAACTTGAAGACATAAAGTTTTTAATTGTTCCGCCTCTTGAGGTTTGTTGAGCCTTAGAATTATTAACTCCTGCTGCTCCAGTTGTGGTTGCTGGTAAAGAAATATCTTCAAGTAGTGTAGTTGTAAATAAATACTCAGTTTTCATTTGACAACCTCTAACATAAGTATTGTCTGACCAGTAAGAATCTATTCCAGCGGTATGACTTGTTATTGTTGTTCCAAATTGAGCACGACCATGCTCATAAACTGCGCCATTTTGTAAACGAGTAACACCTTCAATTTCTTCATAAAATGGAACTGTATAAATTCTTACTAATCCAGTTGGGTATATTTTTCCGTTAAATGGTAATGATCTAAAAAAGTTTTGATATTCTTGGTTATTAGTAATCCACACATTACTACTACCCTGTCTATGAGACACTCTCCATGCCTGAATTTCTTCACCTTTTTGTGCTTCTGTAATTTCTCCATTTGCAACTTTTTTATCTAATGCATCAATAACGCTTGTTGGTGCTAATCTTCCAGGTAAAACTATTTCTGGCTTAGACTCATCTAAATTTATACCGTCTGATAATATTGGATACCATATCGCAAGAGTAACGTTAAATTGTGCAGCATCATATCTAATAACTTCTCCATTAGAATAAAAATATCCTTGATACCTTGTAAGCCAATAAACGTTTTCTCCAAGATCAAAGACATTGTTTACTATTTTACGATTAACTACACTTGGTGCAGATGCAGTAAGATCAGAGTTTAATGGCATTGCTCCTAAAACGTATTTGCCCTGCTTAGATGCAACTTCATTAATTGTTTTAGTTGAGTCTGTTCCAGATACTTCCCACAAAAGTGCGGGTTTATAAATCCAAGTTTTATCTATATCAATCATACTTGCTTGACGAATAGATCCATACGATCTTTGAATGTATCTAGTTGTATAGTTAATCTTTCCGTTATTGTAAACTTTTTTGTCTTGTGATGCAATTGAAATAATATTTGGAAGTGTGCCAGATGAAGAGTTCTCAACAATACCGCTAATAGATTGATTTGTGGCTCCAGATAAAACCATGTTAGATG